TCTTGCTCAATACGAACTAGATATTTTTCTTTTGGAGCATATGCCAAAGGAATTTGTAAACGCTGTGCGACTGTTCCTGTTACAGAATTCCCTTCACGACGATCAATATAGATGTCACTGAATAGAGTGCCAAACGCTACGATGCACTTACGAATAGTTCCGTGATAAAATACATTATTGTTTAACATTATTCAGTATTCCTGGTTCTATCTATTTCACCAAATGGATTTGATTCACTGAATAAATCAGTTGCTGCTGCAGTCTTAAATTTATTATTATCACCATAAGATTCAACAGCATCAATGTCTGCTTCAATAACTGCAGTTGCTAAAGCACCAGCACCCCCACCACCAGTAATAGAAACTACTGGAGCAGTTTGATATCCAGATCCTTGATTAGTTACAGTAATACTAACAATTTTATTGGCATTTGCGCCAGTTCCACGAACAGCAGTAGCTGCAGCATTAATACCACTTGAACTAGTAAAGGATACTGTTGGAACTGTGCTATATCCAGAACCTTGATTTGTCACATCGATCCTTATAACCTTACCATTTGGTGAACGAGTTGTATTTGTGGTAAATGATTTGAGTGATTCAAATGTATCCACTGCTGCAATACCAGTATCAATTCTTTCAGAAGCATACTGGAACAATTCAACTTGTAGTTTATAAACATATAGTTTACCAAGTTGATAAAATGGATCTTGATGAGTCACAAATTTAATCTCAAACAATCCTTTTGTTAATGGAAAGTAAATTAAATCTCCCTCGTTTGGGCGATTGGGTAAAGTAGTTTGACCATAGCGACCAACTAACTGATCCCATCTACGACGAGCAACTATCAATGTAGCTGACTGCTCCATCATTAAACCAAACTTTTGAATAAATGCTCCCTGCCCAGCAAGATTGTCCACATTTTCAAAATACATTTCAATTGGAAATGATGATGTGAATTGAGACAGACGATCTTCACCAAGAATCTCGTCTTTAGAAACTAATGTTCTTGGAATATAAAAGAACTCATTACCGTAAATCTTTAAAGATTCGATAATAAGATCTTCTATCAAGTACTGTTCGTTTCTCGTACCATGAGAAAAATAAACATTAGTTGTTGACATATTAACCTATAAAAAAGTCTAATGGTGCAGACTTATTTTGTAAACTATCCTCTAGTTCTTTAATCTCATTAACTGCTTCATCGTATAGTTTATCACCATCTAATGTGACACCACCTGGAAGTTGAATGCCAGAAAACTTTTTAATATTTGTAGCCCACTGTCTTTTAAATAATGCAGTAACATAATGTTTTAAAAATGATTCGTTATAAACTTTTGTAAATTCAGTTGGATCTAAAGCACGGTATCCTTGAACGATAACATAATCACCAAGAGGGATATCTGTTTCCCAGTTAATGTCTAGATAAATTCTATTTGTTCTACGATTAAATCTAAAAAGAGTATGACCATTTAACTCTAAATCAAGTAGAGCCAAATGGCTCATTACAGTTTTGTAATAAATGATAGAGGTAGATGTTAAGTCATATAGGTCATTCAGACGCAATTGATATTGTAAATCAAATATGTTCTTAGATGACGATGCCTGACCTATGGCTAAAATTTTAGTCACACCATATACTGAATCAGTTACTGTAATGTACTTATTATCGTATTCTCTTTTTGTGATAGTGGAAGTTGTGGCAGTTTGACCAGATGTTGCACCAGTAATTACTTCACCAACCGTAAATGTTCCGACAATGTTTCTAACAAGAAGTAAAGTTCCAGAAGAAGAACGACCTGTTTCTTTTGTTACTTGTGCAGTGGCACCTGATGTTCCACCTGTAATAGTTTCAGACAATGTAAAGTTAGCAGCAACTGAGGAGGTTAAAACAATTTCAGAAGCACGAATCTGTGCTTTCATATAAATCTGTTCAGTGCCCTCGTAATGATATTTTATCCAGTGCTCTAATGCTTCATCAATACGATCTTCTAATTGATCGTCATCCACATTAATTTCAACAACTGGTGCACCCAAATTACGAAGTGCGTATTGTTTTAATCCATCTCTTGTAGAAACAGCCATGTTAGCCTACCTTCTTTTGTAATTCTTCAATCATAAGTTGTTGTTCTTTGATTGCTTGAATTAGTAATGGTACAAGTTTTTCATAGTGAACAGTTTTATAATTTTCTCCAGAACGAGAAATTTCTACACCTTCTTGTAATTGCATAATATCAAACGGAGCAGGAACCACAATTTGTGGCAATACTTTTTCAACATCTTGTGCGATAACACCAACTTGTTCTTTATTAGAAACATAACCATAAGATTCTGCCAATTCATTTGCACGGAATGTAACACCACGAAGCTGCATAACCTTATCAACAGCACCAGAAATTTCTGTAATATCTGTTTTCAGACGCTCGTCCGAATAGAAAGATGTGATTGCATTTGTTGCACGAATCTCACCAGTAGTTCCAGATGCAGCAGTACCAACACCGAACGAGCCAAATTGAACTGATGCAGAAGTGCTACCTGATGTTAAAATTGTATTACCCTCAATAGTAACAACTCCTGCACTTGAACGAGCAATAGTAGTATCGCTAGCATGTCCAAGTTCAATACTACCAACACCAAGTGCTGTAGAAGTAGAAGCAGTGATACCACTAACTGGCAATCCAGTACAGTTAGTTAATGTACCAGAAGTTGGTGTTCCAAGAAGTGGAGTCACTAAAGTAGGACTAGTAGCAAATACTAGAGCACCAGAACCTGTTTCGTCAGAACAACCAGTTTTTAATTCTAATGAAGTAAATGTAACTGTATTGTTTGTTAAACTAATAGATTTGTTTGTTAGTGTATCAGTCGTTGCTTTACCAACTAATGTATCGCTGGCATTTGGTAAAAGTATTGTTCTGTCTGAAGTAGGATCTACTGTGGATAATGTTGTTTCAAAGCCATCGGCAGTAGCACCTTCAAACACAAAAGCATTTTGAATTTCAACAGTAGTTGAATTTACAGTAGTAGTTGTGCCGTTTACAGTTAAGTTACCAGTAATAACTGTATTTGCATTATTGATTGTTAGCGTACCAGTTGCAGCACCGATAGAAATAGTAGTTGCTGCACCACCTAAGTTTAAAGTAGTGGCAACTGTATTATATAAGTTCTGAGTGGTATTAGATCCAACAACAGTTCCTGGACGAAGAGTTAGAGTTGCACTAGTAGCATTACCAATCGCTAGTGTAGTTGCTGCACCGAAAGCATTGACAGTAGTGGCAGTTGCATTAAACACATTCTGTGTAGTTTGTGTTCCAACTAGCGTACCAGTATAATCTTTAAGGTTTGTTCTGTTCCACTGACCAATTTGAGTGGCTGCAGTTCCTGCACTATCTTCAGCGTAGAAATCTAAGTCACCATTTGAGTTACCAGCAGATGTTTCTGCTTGAATAAAAGTGAATCCATCAACAGACTTAACACCACCAAGAGATGACCATGCACTAGATGAATAACCCTCAAATGTAGATTGAGTAGTATTGTAACGAATCATACCATTTGCTGGTACATATGGTCGTTGAGCAGTAGTTCCAGTTGGAACTTGTAAGAATCCAAAAATAGTAATAGCAGTAATAGTGCCAACAGTTGGTATAGTTCCACCAGTGACTGTTACAGTAATGCTTGTTCCAGAAACAATGCTTGCAACTAATACGCTTGTAGGAGAACCACCAAACAAAGAACCAGTTCCATCAGTTGCAGTAATATTTTGACCAACTAAAATGCCAGCAGTTGATGATATGCCAGTAATTGTTGCTGTCCATGGACCAGTACCAGACACGGAAGCAACAGACGCATTACCATAAGTGCGATTACCCATAGTTATAGAAGCTACTCCAGCAAGAGCGTTACTAGTATCACCGAATGATACTGCAGTAGAACCAATTGTAATTTGACCTGCAGCAAACTCAGGCGCAGTAGAAGCACCAGTTGATTTTAAGAATGTGCCAGCTGCACCAGCAGCAACGAAAGTGGTTTGATTTGTATCTAATTGAATAATAAGATTACCAGCAGAACCACCAGCAATATTAGTTGCTGTTGTGGCAACAGTGGCAGTACCAACAACCAGTGAAGATTGAGCAGTCCAAGTTGGTGAAGATGCTCCAGCAGAAGTTAATACTTGACCAGAAGTTCCAGCTGCAGAAATGGCTAATGCAGAAGCACCAGAGTATAAAACTCCACCAGCAACAGCAGTTAAAGATGCAGCAGTACCACCATATGCTAATCCAACGACAGTGCCTTGCCAAACAGAATTGGTTGAAAGTGTTTTGTTTGTAAAGGTTTGAGTGCCTGCAAGGGTCGCAACAACTGCCCCACCACCAGCAGTAGAACCATCGTGTAGCCTTAGTGTTTTTGCTTCGGTGTCTACAGTGAGTTCAGCAATTGCGCCAGTAAACGCATTGTTTTGGGTAGTTGTTCCTCGTCTAAACTGTACTTGGGTTGCCATTTAAAAATTCCTCTATTTTGTATATTTATGCTTGTGCTTCAGACCAGAATAAGTTCAAGTTAACTTCAGCAGCTGTTGCAGAAAGATTGTTAATAACAACTGCCAAGACATCGGGACCATCTGGGAAGTTACTAAAACCACCAATGGCAGAGTTAGATAATTCTTTAAGAGTTGATAAATCAATCTCAGCAAAACCAGCTGGTGGTCCAAGTGTGGAGAAAATCTGTTCTCCAGGAGTTGCGGTTGTAGTATTACTTGTAGAAATCTGAGCAAACGATGGTTGTGAACCAAGTGCTACAGTATTAACTGATGACCAAGTTAGCGATGACGCATCAATATTTCCTGGATTTAAAATACCATAAACTTGCACAGACTTATCTGATTGAAGTTGTAATTTTTGTAGAAGCAATTGAGAACGATTGATTAGATCTCGATCTCCGAATTGTCCTGCAATTGAGTTTGAAACTGATGGTGCTAGTCGAATAAAGAATGCTGTTTTTGAAGTATTACCAGTAACAGCAACTTTTAATTCTGCATAGTTAAAGTAGTAACCACGATCTGTATCAAATCCGCCATCTAAGATGTATGATGAACCCCAGTGATTTAACTGTGGTGCTGCAGTACAACTAATTAAAGTCACAGAAGTAAACCCATTGTTTTTACTATGTGATGCTGCAGCACCACCAGTAAATGTTCTATTGGCACCACCAATAAACATTGTAAAACTGCCACCACGAGTACATCCAGTTAGCGTATTACCAGATTTACCAGTATAAGGAATAACTTCATTACCGATTAATATTGTACCACCTGCAGCTGGAAATCTAGAAGCATCGAGTATATCAA